AAGTGGCACTTGCACGGATTTCTGAATGTTCAACTTCAGTTTTGAGGTCGCTGAACTTTAGTTCTTCGGGGTTCATAGTTCTCTCCATTGGAAGTTGCAGGCTTTCCAGCCATCGTCGTAGGCTTGCTCTGCCCAGTCTAACACCTTGATTACATCGCAGGGGTAGTCAAGACTGTAAGTAGAGTAATCAGATTCATAAATACAGGTTTTACAAAACCCTTCATTATCAACGTGCTTCTCTCGCAGGGCTTGGCGTTCTTCGGCGTTCACTGCTCACCCCACCAGACAAGCCAGACAACGGCCACGGCAATAAATCCCCATAGCGTCCAGAAATGAAATGCGCTCACAGTTTCTCCTTGGTCTTGTACCACTTTACAGTATTGTGCGTGTATATGCAAATGTATATGCACGAGAAGGCGCAGAAGCCGTATTGGTGGCTAACCAAACCAAATGCAAACCAGCAGAAGCAGTTGAATAGCAATATCAGCCAGCCCCACCATAACTTGCGCCCTACTAACACCGAGCCGGTCAAGCCAATCGCTTCGAGCACCCATGACCACATTACCTCAAACCTGGGTATTTCTTAGCAATGAAGGTTTCCAGCTCCATACCCTCGTAACGTCGGCAAAGGTAGTTCAGGGAAATGAACATAGGATCGTACGAACCATCTCGAACCTCGTGGCAGACAATGATGCCGCGCCAGTGGTGGTTCCCTTGTGGGCCTTTGTAGTCCTCATCGTGTAGGTAGCACGACCCAGCAACGAGCGCGTGTTGGGATTTGTCCCCGACGAATCGTATTGAATACATCAAAGTTTGTTGATGACCCATAGTAAATGAATGACCAATAGTTTTGAGTCGAGTTTCGGCGTTGCCACCGTACGGTCTACCGTTCATTGGGTTGTACCAGAAATGAGAGTACGAAACACCATCAAGTTGCAGAACTTCTTTAAATGGTATTACTTTCCAACCGCTTCGTGCGTAGTCAAGATGATTGGTGCTAACAACACCTTCCATTTGCGCGTCGTATTCAACTACTCGGTTAATTCTATCTTCGTGATTTCCGAGAAGTATGAAGCGTTCTGGTTTCCACGCTTTGTGCTTGCTGGCGCGTCGTGCCTCGTTGAGTTCTTTTAGGGGTGAGCCTAGCACAGACCACGCTTCATTAGCGAATGCTATGTCCTGTATGTATCGTCGGCCCTCCATTGCCTTCTTACCTTTGTCGTATGATGACAGTGAAGGCATGTCGGCGTGGTCGCCAAGATGAATAATCCGAACGTTCTTGTCTTTGAACTCGTCAACAATGTATTGACCAACCCAGCGTAAGTGATCGGTAGGTGTACCCGGCTTTGCCTGGGTATCAGGGATAACAATGTGATGCACGACAGGAGTTAATTTCACGACAACCTCCTAGGTTATCGGAAGCCTATCACACAGAAGTTAAAGATGATGCAATCTGGGCAGGAGTGACCGTGTACAGATCAGGCCACATGTAGGCATTTTTGTATCCCGAAAACCACAAACCGCCAGCCACCAGACCAGAGCAAATCCACGTGCCTGCTTTGCGTAAGCAGATAGCGTCGGGCAGGTACATGTCGAAAGCGCAGGAAATTATGGTAAGGAACCCATATTTGCTACCCACCTGCGACCGACAGAAATCGAGGAACTCAGCTCTGTCCACTTTGTCGGGGAGTGGAATAATCTCGTATTCGCCACCGGGGGCAACGCTGTCGAGAAACTTATCGTTGGTAACGCCCTTGGCTTCTGCCTGTATCACCAGCCATTTTCCATCTACGCGAGTGTTGAGCACCGCAACGTGGTTCCACTTAGAGTTTGAGCCTTCACCGTCGTGGCGTTCAGCGAATCTAATTGCCTTGCCAATTATGCCTTTTGAGTGACACAACACAATGTCACCTGCCCGATACACTACTGGCACTTTAGACCCCCTTAGAATCGGCTTCTAGGGCCTTTAAACGGGCTTCTAGAGCGTCTAATTCCCCGTCTTGTCGAATGTCAGTCACGTCCTCAATGTTCTTGTGACCGACGTGAGTGGCTAACCACGTGCTAAAGAACGCTGCTACGACGCAACAAACCACCAGGTTCAGGTGAAACGAGGTTACGGCGTAGCGAGTAGCGCTGATGTTGGCGAGCCAATACGCCATTTCGGTGATACCGGCGATGAACGAGCGACCACGTGCTTCGGCCTGCACCATAAGAACTGAAAAGATATTGGCAATAAAAAGGGAACCTGCGGCGAATAACGCTATTTTCATTTTAAACCTTTTATCAGTTGGGTAAGTTCGTCAAGCATAAGTTTGTGTTGTTCAAGCTGGGTGGCGCTGGCCTCGTCTAAACGCACGTCGTATTCCTGCAACTTTGAGGCGATACGATCCGAACGTTTGGCGGCGATAAGCAGTACCGAACCCTGCAAACCAGCCAAAGCGGAGAGTCCTAGGTTGAGTTGGAAATAGGGTGAAGGGTCAGAACCGAAGCCACCGCTGACAAGCCACATAATTAGAAAAGAGCTGAACAAGAACAAGAAAGTCCACGTACCCATGCCTAGGCGCATACCGTCCGCAGCCTTTTCCCCCAGCGTTCTTTTAGGCGGGTTGGAAAGTGGGTTACTTCCCGTCATTAAGGCCGTTGTGGTACGCATCATGGAGTTTGTTCCACTCCTTAACTTCTGCTATGTCGGCTTCAATGCGATCTACTGCGTCGCGCAGGCTGTTTCCCGAGTTGGGCTTGAGTTCGTGCATAACTTTTCGTGTCAACCAGATAGCGAAACCACCTACGGGTACAATTACCTGAATGTAGTTGGCTAGTGCGCCCCAGTTCACGTGTACGGCGGCAAGCATTATGGGAGAAGGGGGTGAGCAGGGCCAACAAGGGCAGTTGAAAAACGCAGGAACGTCTGGGGTTTGCGACCGTCAACGGCGTGACCGGCTTGGGCTAGGTGCGTAGGCTTGTTCACCCATACAAAGTTGGGGTCTCCTTGCTGACCGAAACTAACCGTAAGAATGTCAGCGCCTTGGGCCTGAACGATAAGTGCGGTGTGCTCGCCGGGGTAGGCTCCGTACACCACTACGTCACCCGGTACTGCCACGTTGGGGAGAATGTGCTGACCCTTGGTGAGCAGAGTGCCGGTGTAGCCTTCACGACCAAAGAACCCGGGCTTGTACGCCGAACCACCGTTGGGGTCTGGCGCCCCAGCAATCCAGTAGCACCACGTCACGAGCGCACTACAATCGGCAAAAAACGGGAACACGGGTGGGTACTGGCCAAGGTTTGACATACGCTTGTTGCCTTGGGTGTAGTTGAAGTGCGCTCGGTTCTTTACTGCCCAATCCGCCCAAGCGACAATATTGCCTCGAACGTCAACAGGTGTGGGGGTTGTCATTAGTTGATTCCAATCACTGTAAGTGTAACGCTGTAAATAGTTGCGCTGGTGAGGGCCGGTTGCACGTAGAACGAAGCGCTTGAGCCGGGTGAGTACGCACCAACAGCGGTCACGCAATACGACTGCGTAGCCGTTGCCCCCCACGTCAAGTTGCTGACTATGGCGGTCGGGGAACTCATGGTGCTGCTTGCGCTTTGGTTGACAGTAACGGCAATGTTGATACCAGAACTTGAAGCCCTGACTGAAGCATTGCAAAGAATGATGTAATCGTTGTAACCAGTAATAGGTCCAATAATGGGTGCAGTCCCAGATGTCCACGTGGTGCCACCACCAGTCCACGCTATGTTTGACGTGCTAACTGAGGCAGGCAGGGTTCCGGTTGCAAGGTTGGTCAAAGGCACAACAACCGTACTGCCCAAAGTCCCAGCGGCGATATTGGCTGCCGGTACCGTAACGTTGGTGGTTGCAGTATTGGTAGTCGCCAGCCATGAGGAAAGCGACGTTGAAGGGATATTGTGGCTGTGATCGGCAAGCGCTGGGAAACCAGAAGAACCTGCGGCTGGGGAGATGTCCACGCCAACGTTCGCGCCGACAGTTGCCGTTCCGGTGTTAAGCAACATGGTCTTGAGAGTCTGCGTCACGTCGTTCAGCTCGGCGGCCTCGGTAGCCGTAAAGACAATGTTAAAAGGTTTGCCAGAAGCGTGAGGGGTAGCAATGGAGTACGTCGTACCGTCGTAGTTACGAGTAATAATGGTGAAGATGCCCGTACCGGAAGCGTAGGTGCAAAGTATCTTTTCCTCGTTAGCCGTACCATATTCAACAGCGACTACTACCTGACCAGTAAAAGAACCACCAGTAATGTCAGTCCACCCAGCAAGAGATGTGCTGGAATGGAAAGTGGTATCACCGGAGTTAAGAGCCGCGGACAAAGTGCCAGCGACAGCGCCTCCTGCGTACGAACGAAATGGGTAGGTTAAAGCCATAGTAAATTATACCTTTCGAGTTATGTTGTTGAGGGGGTGTAGACGTAACCGCCAATGGTCTTGAGGGTCACTACGCAGTCACCTTCAAAGCCATTCTGGTAGTTGTCACGTCGCTTGTGGGGCAACCAGTCCAATCCTTCAACAATGACGTTGGCGGTCAATGGGCCTTCTTGGTACGTAACTATCTGCTGTGCTTGACGTAAGTTTTCCAAGAAAATAAATGACTCATACGGATCAACGTACATTTCAAGTCCGTCAACCACGTCAACCGAAAACAGTTGCAACACAACCGTGATAGAAGTTTCCGACACAGCAGCAGGCCACGCTTTGAGAGTCCAGCGGTAAAGAATGGGCGTAGTTGTATTGTTACTATCGCTGGTCAGGGTTACTGATACTTGGAACTGTTCGGCGCGGTAGCCACTAGGAACTGACACTTCGGCTTCCGAGCTTGACGTAATAGCCGGTAACACAACTGGACCGGCGTAATCGGGGTCGTTTGGGTCAACAATAACGGTAGCCTGGACTTGACCGCCAGAGGGAACTATTGCGCCGTAATCAAAGAACACCGGAATCTTTTTGTCGGGGATACCGTAAGAGATAAGCCCAGAATTGACTGTTCCGCTAGTGACGTATTTGGTGTTGTCTTTGGTGTAGACGCCCAAACCCGAGACTGAGAACACTGGACCGTTTGTAATGAAATCCCAGTCCAACGAGTTAATGGTGCCTTGACCAGTAACCATAAGGTCAGAGGCGTACACCGGAGTAAGAGGGTCGCCGTTGACAAAGGTGCTGAGGTCGAGCTTGCCTAGACCCGTACTTGTTGTGTCGTAGTTATTCCACGCAAACCAAACAAATCGCCCATCGCCGGTAATGGCAGTTACACCCGAATTGACCGAGGGGCCGAGGATGTTAGGGATAAGTGGTCCAGCCTTGAGGTCGCCGGTAGCGGTGGCGGTGGGATCGTAAATGCTAAGGGTCTGGCACATACGGATACCACGGTTGGTACCCACGAAGATAAAGTTAAGGTAGGACTGAATACACAGGGGTACTTCGTCAGGAGACATTGGCAAAGCCTGAACCGGCGTGTTAAGCGAAAACGGTTGAATAACGCCGGAACCATTTAAG